TTCAGCAGCTTGTAATCGTGATAACAACCACTTGTAACTTCTCTTACTTGCCCATAGCATACAATCTGTATGTAACTCTAATTCGTTTTCTGGCAGTACACATTCTGTGCTATGTGCTTCTTCTACTATTTTGTCCATCTGTGGATTCTCTAATAAGAAGTTATATAAATCTTCTGGGTGCTGTCTTGAACCTATGACAACAATAGCTGTATGTTCCTCTTTACGAGATGACAAAGTTGTTGTCCACCATTGTCTTGTTTGTTCTCTAGCACTAGGTTGTATTGTTGTGCCGTGATCCTCAATGTCATCTGCAATAATTAAGTCGCAATCTCTTGATAGAATCTTGCCACCTTTACCTACAGCAACCATTGTTGGTGATTTAATACCTGTAACAGTTCTAGTAGCAATAGTAAACTGTCCTGATGTCCAAGACTTACCTGACCTGTTCTTAGGTTTAAATGTTTGTCCTGGTCCACAAAAATCCTCTATAAGTTTTTCGTTATGTTCTAAGTGATCTACTACTGCACCTACAGCATTCTTTGCTATCTCCTCGTTACCACCAACCCACATAATTCTTACATTAGGATTTTTACAAATCTGCCATACAGCAAAGTGTGTAAGCAAATCTGTTTTTCCGTGTCGTGGTGGACTAAGTATCATTTGTTCTCCACCTTCATCAATAGCTTTTAAAATACTAGCTATCCATTTTTTGTGAAAGTCTGCTGTTTCGTATTGATCCCCTGTTTCTGTTTGAAAGTATCTGTTTCTAAAATCTTCAAATTTATCTAACGCTTTTATTGCTTCTTTAGGTGTTGTCCAATCTTTCTTTTTTTCTATATTGTCTTTATCTATCAAATATGCTTCGTGCATTTTTGTTATAAGAGATTTATCAACACCTAACAATTCTGCAACTACTTGTTTTTGTATTAACCCTTCTTGTACTTCTGGTGCAAAATTTTCTACATAATCTTCGTAATACTCACCACGAGTAGCAGTCATCTGTGAAGTAAATACTTTTTGTTTTTTAGCTTTACTTCTTTTGTGTTGTGCTTTACGACTACATTGAACAGTACAATATTTTTTATTGTTATGTTTAGCTGTAAATTTTCTTTCGCAACCAGGATTGGCACAAGTTTTTCGTTCTGCCATTATTTTTTCTTTTTTGGCAACCTTTTAATTTTTCCGTTTTCTGTTCTAGCAAATCTTGCATCTTTAGTTTCTCTGCTAGGAATTAAAGTGCCATAATATCTTTTGCCACCCCATAACCAACTAACTTTTTTACCAGCCATTATTTACCTACTTTCTTCATAGCTCTTTTGTGTGCTTGTGTAAATGTAGCACCTCTTTTCATACTGTTACGCATATATTCCATATGTTTTTTTGTATGATGTTGAGAATGTTTTTTCATAGTCTGCTGTTGTCTTTTAGTAAGACCAGACATATCTACGCCTTTAATTTTCATAAACTCCTACCAATCTCTACAAGCCCAGTAACGAGCAGTAGTTTTATCTTTTGCAGTAGAACACTTATGCCTGGCACGAAATGAAGCTCTTGCTTTAGGATTGCTTTTACGATTTGCCATATTTGGATCTCCAAACATTACCTTCTTAACTTTCCCATTGGACATAACAAAAACTTTTTTAGCTTTGCGACCATAACCAGGTTCGCCTTTTCTGATAGCCGTAGGACTATTCAGCTTAACCTTCATTCCACGCCATTCAGCCATTTGTTACTTTCTACCTTTTTTCTTAGATTTCTTTTTCTTCTTCTTATATCCGTACATAAGTTTGCTTTCTCCTAACTATACTATATGTTGTATGAGTGATTATATAAAAGGAAATAAATATCCTAATTACAAACCCTCTATTTCATATAGTAGTGGAAGAATTTGTTTGGAGGAAACTTGCAATACAGTTATATCAAAATATAACAAGTATAGATATTGTAATAATCATAAAACAAAAACATACCCTCGTATTAAAGGAAGAAAGAAACCTAAAGGGTTACAAGAGCCGAAGGCTTAAAAAAATTTTTTTTATTTTGGATAATCCATAATTGGATATTTAAGGTTTTTTAAAAATTGTTTTTTATTTTTTTTGTTACCTAAATAATATATATACCTATGTTTTCTAGGTCTATCTATTTTGTAAAATATATCTGGGTTACTATTCCTATGTTTACTATCCCATTTTTGGCAAATTGTATAACTATGCAAATTGCTATTAACCATACGCCAATCTGTTCTTTTTGCACTCAAACCTGTATATATAAAATTTGTTGCTTGATAAACAATTCCTGTATGATTTTGCTCTGTGTCAGCATAACTAACAATAATCAATGGTTTAGGTAACATTTTGAAAGATTGTCCAACTAAATAACTAGCTTCGTTTTTTCTATTGTATTTTAAAACTAAACGATTTAATTCAATTACTTTATCCATATAATTTTCTCCTGCTATTCCTTTTAATAACGCTTTACTAGGTGGTGTGCCATAAGTAACAATACCAATTAACTCATCATTGTCATACATACCAAATACATAACTCATACTTGGTTTTCTTTTTGCATAATGTATATCAAGAATAAAAGGGTCAGCTAATTTTTTATCTTTAAGTAATTGGACTTTGTACTGCATTATTAATTACATTAACAGAATTGTGTTTTATTCAAAGAATCCTGCAACATCATCTACAGAGCAGCTAGAACATAATCCATCAGTAAGCTGATCCTGCCAGTAAGGGTTAAGACAGAGGTCACAATCCTCTACTGGTATTTCAGACATAACCCTAGACTAGCTAGGGTTTATTGGTTAATCAAACAGGGAAGTTGATACTCATAAGAAATGAGTAATTTCATTATATATCATTATGTATTAATAGTCAATAAACAAAACCCTGCCAATCGGTAAGCAGGGCTCTGTTCCGTACAGTCTGTCCATTTACTGTAATGAAAGAAAAAGAAATAAACTTACTCAATCACATAATCACAAATGCTATATGATGAAAAGCATACTTTCTTTTCTATTAGTTATAGATATTTATTTATAACTAAATCTTAGGACTTTCCTAAGATACTTTGCATTATAGAAACCTTGTGATAGTATGACAACACAAACAAGATATTTCTCCAGCTTTTAGAAAGAAATATCAGATTAAACAACAGGACAAGTGGACTAGCTGGACCATTATAACTAGGGTCAGATCCTATTATTCCACATTATTATATGCTACTAAATCTTTAGTCATTCTGGTTGGGTTGGGAGTGGCACAGGGTAAGTAATATTCTTTCTGTCTTTTTTAAAAAAAAATAGATTATTCTTATCTTATTGAAAGTATGTAAAGAGTGTAAGAATACACTAAAACAGGTAGAGGGATCTAATATGTATTACTGTGATAGTGCACCTACCATATGTAGTATGTCTATGAAAGTACACAATATATAGTAGGTATTTGTAAGGTAATAGTTTCCACATATTGGTTAAAGTGTTACGCTACGCTAGGGGCAGGTCAACATTGATATATGGATTAATTTATACTAAGGAACGCAACATAACTATAGTTATCGGTCAAATTATTTCAATGTTTATAGGGTTTAAGCTAGTTTTGTTCCAGAAATAATCAATCTTGTAGAACTATGAGGATATTTTTTTAATTAATGGGGGTGGATTGCTTGAACTCCAGAACGAAAATAACATTTCATTAAAAGAATCCTATAACAATATCCAGCTACTAACCACAAAGAAATAATATTAATAACTTGTAATATATATTTTACATTATTATATTATTAGTAAGTTAAACAAAAGGGGTAATAATGAAAGTAATTAATCAAGATTACATTAATAAAAATCAATTTATTGATAACTATTGTGAATTTTGTTGCGAATGGTTTGACATATTTTTTGATGATAAAATTTATGTAGTGCAATTGGAAGATGATACAATTTTAACATTTTGTAATGATTATAATTGTTATCATAATTACGAAGTAAAGGGGTAATAAATGGATAATCAAACAAGAAAACAGGGTAAAGAATATAGCGATAATGTTATAGGATCAATAAAAGATATATTAAATATAAAAGATGAAGAAGATCGCCAAGAAGAAATATTTAATTATGGTCTTTCAATATCTAAAGATACAGTTATTAATTATCTTATCAGTTGGGGTGGTCCAGCTTATAGATTACAAATAACCTTTAATGAAGATAATGAGATTGTAAGCATAATGCCACAGTATGCAGATTGGGGAACATCCTGGACTTCAATGAACACAACAGAAGAACAGGATAAAATATTAAATGATTTTGTTTTTAATCTTCATTTAGAAGAAACATTATTAAACGAATAAATAGCATAGACTCCATTAATTTAGTGGAGTCAATGGTATTTATAAAAAATAAATATCAAGTTAATCAAAAAGGGGGTTAATTAAATGTTACAAGAATGTGAACAGTGCAAGAAACCATTAAACACTGAAGATTATTTTTTAAGTGTTCATAATGTTTGTAAAAAATGCACAAATAAGAATTATAAAGACTTTATTAAAAGGGGGTTATGATGTTAATAATTACAATGTTATTAGTTTGTATAGGTGTATTTAGTCTTATGTCTTTACTAGCTATATTATGGATAAAGTTAGATAATAAAAGGTTAAACGATCGCACGGACTTTATAGCCAGGTTAAATAATGGCGAAGTATTAAACAAAGGTAATATCTTTTAAGGGGGTAAATAATGGAAAACTTAGAAATAAATTGTATTAATTGCGATTGGTTTAATTTAATTTACACTACAGAATTAAAACTTAATAAAAGTTTTACTTGTGATGAGTGCGAAGAAATAATACTAATATGTGATAGTGAATTAATGAAACAATTAAATTAATAAGGGGGTAAATAATGAAACATAAAGAAAGATTTAAAATACCAATAGATGATAACTCAGATTATCTAGAGTTAATTAATATATGTTGTGAATGGTGTAATGAAGAATTTAACAGAACGCCATACGAATACGAAAACAATGTAGATAAATATATTAAATGTGATTGGTGTAATAAGCCAGTATCCATTATTTAAAAGGGGGTAAACAATGAAATTACAAGCAAGAACAGAAATAGCAAAAAAATTATTAAAAGGTAAAGAACATATTGAATTAGATAATAATACTTATGAGCCTATTAATAATGTGCTGCTATGGTGTAGAGAAACTAAAAACGATTTTGAAACTAACTTTGAATTAATAAGGGGGTAAATAATGGAAGTATTAGAAATAGATTGTAATAATTGTCAATGGTTTAATATGTTATTTATTACAGAATTAAAACTAAATAAATCTTTTACTTGTGATTTATGTCAAGAAATTATTTTAATGGTTGATAAAGAATTATTAAATCAAGTTATATTATAGCTATCCTGGAAAAAAGATTAAGCTAGTAGTTATCCCCTTGACTACTAGCTTTTTCTATTGTGTAGGCATATAACGATTGTGTAGCGATATTGTAGGTAAACAGTATTTGACAACTATAATGTAGGTATGTTAATATTGTGTAGGTTAATAAACAGAAAGGTTAATCAATGAATAATAATAAATGGAAATTAACAAGTACATTTGTTGATGATAAAGGTAAATTAATGGGAATATATAGTCATATTGACAACTCTAAGAAAATGGATCAATTTTTAGATAAATATGATTATAAAAATAATAAGTGGAAAGTGTAGATCAATGAAATTATACGAATTACTAGATACAAAATACAATACTAATTTAGGTATGTATATAACTCATATTGGGGAAGAATACTTAAACTTTCCTAAAGATATACAAGAAAGTTATGACAAGCTACAAGCTGAATTAGGTTTGGATATTCCAGAATATGAATAAAGGAACATATAAACTAACCTTTGTTGTAAATGCAGAAAGTTTGGATCAAGCACTAGATGTTCTAGACCAAATGACATACGAAGAAAAATTAGAATATTTAGAAGAAAGTGTAGGTTAATAACTAATGTCAAATACAGTTGCAAAGATTGTAAAGTTAGTTATACTAAGATTATGGTATTAAAACAGAAGATTGAATTACCACTAGATT